GTATAGGTACACTATCAATTAATACTTTGATAGCCGGTAAATCTTCGCCTTGTTCTTTATATATTTTCATTTTTTTAAATCCGTTTATCCAACTCTACTATATACACGCCATCGGCTATCGTCATGGTCATACCAAAAAGCAGCTATTTCATTCTCTTTTATCGACTTATCCGGGCCGTTATCTCTTATCAATAACCGATTAGCCGAGGTACTGCTTGAACTGTTGTTTTTAAATTTAATATTACTTGAAGTGTCAATATTTTGTATTCTTATAACTCTTCTAACTCCAGCCGGAGGAGCTTGAAACCCTGTGATAGTCCTGTCTCCGCTTATTTCCTGTCTTATTAAATTACATGTATCAAAACCAGAAGGTGCGTAGTTATTTTGATCTGAATTTAAAATAGGCGGCGTTATAATTGGCCCCGTCACTTGAGTTATTCCAAAAGCATTCTCATAATTAAATACGCCTATTTCTGTGGCGTTCAAAGCATCCGAAACCGATAAATCATCTGTTCCATCATTTAAAACTATATCACCGGCTGTAATTAAAGAATTAAGCGCGCTTGATGTTGAAATATCAAACTGGGAATAAAAATCGCTTATTTGTACATCAACACCGTTATCATGTACAAGAGAGAGGTATTTTTGCGTAGAGCCTGAATTGTTTTTTGCAATTAACGTCATCTCTCTATTTCCTTCTTTGAGTATAAATACAAACAACGGGATCATTTACGGGTGATCCTGTGCCAGAAACAAAGCACTGTATAATGTCGCCCGCTGTAATATCAACATTTACAGAGTCATCAGAAAAAACACCGGCTGATAAAGAAAAATTATAAGCTGTCGAAGTATTAAGCTCGATATCAAAAGACTTTGATAAATTACTTTCACCACTGGCAGTTACAGCAACTATTGTTAAGTCATAGGGTGCAATCCATCCGACAGAAGTACTAGCCACATTTCCTATTTTTAAATAGGTGCTGTCGTTATTTCCATTGTCTGTAAAGTGATAAGGAAGTTGTGTAATAGATAACCATTTTGACCGCGTTGAATCATAAGAATATAAAGTTCCATCCAAGTCAGGGTGCTGTGCGCCACCGCTTAAGTTTGTCGTCGGGAACGTGGAATCAGGTACTAACCTAAAAGAGGGTATAGTTTCTGCTGTTTGGTCTAGCTCTACTGTTCCATTAGCCGCATCAACAGAAATAGTATTGCCATCAACATAGGCTTGTTGCAGTGTTTTGCTTCCTGCTGTAATTGTTTGATATGTACCGTCAGCCCTAAGAGAATCATTTATAGAACCTCCAGTTGTTAAAGCTACACCATTAAAAGATGTTCCTGTCCAACTGCTAACGCTTGTAACTGGGCCAGTCATTGCGCCGCCTGATAAATTCAGCTTTAGATTTAAAGCGGTTTGCTGGGCTGTGCTTACTGGTTTATTTGCATCACTTGTATTGTCAACACTGCCCAAGCCAATATCACCGGGAACAGGAAAGCTCATCACCGGATTAGCGGGGTCGGTATTGTCCACACCGTCACCCGTAACGCTATCAACAGCGCCACCTAAAGCGGTATTCCCTTCTAAAACTGTACCCGCTGAAGTTCCAAAGTTTTTATTAAAAGCTGTATTTTCAGAGAAATCATTTTTTTTAGCGTCTAGTTCTAACTGTAAATCAGATTGATTCGATAAAATTCCCGAAATCTCACCCCATGCCAGCGCGCTATAAGTTCCATTTTCACGTAACACATTAGCAACGATTCCGCTATTCGTTAAAGCAACGCCGTTAAAATTTGGAGAGGTTAAAGTTGATCCGTTCCATGTTAAATCCGAGCTTCCATCAAAAGAGCCTAACGGGTTATTAAATTGAATAGAATTCAAAGGGCCGCCGGGTGTATTTGTTGTGGGCGAAAATGGAACACCTTTAATTGTGAATTCACCAAGAATGTTTAAATTTAATAATTGAGTGAATGGGTTGTCATTTATTGAAGGCATTAAACTACTCCAATTAAGCTTTTGCTTCTAAAACGTATTGCCTTGCTCTAAAATCATTAGAATTTGATAAGTTCGCGCATTGAACTGTAAAAACATCATTTTTAACGGCTATAATTCTCATATTAATCAAGTATGGCGTTGGGGCTGCTGATATTTCCCCTTGCGACCCAAAACTTCCAATCTCGCTAGCTCCCTGAAAAACTTTCATATTAAAATCCTCTACCCCCGCCGCTTGTTTTTCAACATAAACAGTAGTGTTAAGGTCGCCATTGAAATTATCCCCTAAAAATTTAAGACCTCCGTTACCTTCTTGAACCCAATCACTTGTAGAATCTGTAGACATTGTGCTAGTCGTTGGCTCAATAAGTGTAAATATATTAGAACCCGGGATATTTATATTGGTAAGACCTGATAAAGTTTCAAGCTTTCCATAGCTGCTTTGGTCTGTTTCCCCTATTATTAAATTATTCGATACTTTTAAGTTTCCTAATACTGTAAAAGGCTTGCCAGTTATTGTGGTCATTTTTTAGCGTCCTATTTTGTTGGTCTTTTTGTTGAGTCGGGAAAATCTGGATGTATTGGCCAATTTCTTAACAATATAGCGTATGCGCGCCATTCTAAAGCATTAAAATCCCCCGCCAAATCTTCAGCATTTCGTATTTCAACATCAACCTTTTTTAACTCAGAATCCCTCCATGATCTCTCCGTGTCAATTTTTTTAATAACATCCAAAGCAGACAAATCATAATCAACAATTTCAGCAGAACCAACATCCACTAAATTAAAGGCTTCATGTTCTGTCAAACAACAATTATATCCGTCGACTATTTCAACATAAGTAAACTTTGTTTTTTGTGAATTTATCGGGCATTTTATTAATGTCCTCATTTTTAAGAGCCTCCTTGCTGCATAATGCGGCCTGTAGTTGCGCCTGTAGCCGTTATTTTTACTGCTTCTAAGGGTGAGCCTTCAAATACCTCAAAGCCTGTTACAGCGGTGTTTAAAGTACTCCAGACAGGTGTTTCACCACGATTTACGAGATTTAAAGTACCTTCTACCTTAGCGCTACCACCACTCACTTGAATAGCATAGTTAGGCCATGACCATCTGTTTACAGGAATTACTTTTGTTTCAGTATTTGCTAAATCAAATTCAGTATTTACATAAGAACTCATAAATCACCTATACAGCGCCCCATACGGTGCCATTGTAAAATTCAAGAACGTTAGAATCAGAGTTATAAATAACCATACCGGCCTCTGCTGTTAAAGCATCTCTGTCGCCTGTGGTTATAGGAGTGTTTCTGATCACTTTAGATTCTATATCAGCTTCTGTTTCAACAGCAGTACTGTAATCTTCACCCACATATATTTTAATAAAATTAGACGTAGACATTAAAAAATCTCCAAATATAAAAAGGAAAAGGGGCCGAAGCCCCTAATCTAGAGGGATTAAGACCCTGAAGTTCCGTACATGCCTCTAGCGTCTGACCAACCGAAGCTGTAACGCTCAGTTGCTTTAAAACGCATGTTGCTAGTACCGAAGTCCATATCCTGCTCAAAACGAACGTCACGTCTAGTAAAATACTTCATGCCATCAGGTGAGTTAGTTTTAATAAACCAAGCATCATCATCAGTTAAGAAGTTATTAGTAGTGAAGCCATCTGATACGGATTGCATTACCTTAACAGCATTAACCGCGTTATTAGCTGTGTCGTTCTGAAGAGTAGAACCTAAGATTCTCTCAGCAACAAACATCAGCGTAGGTGGCACGATTAAACGAATGCCTTGCAATGCGATACGTAGACCACGTGGGTCAGTTGCTTGGTTAATCTGAATTAACAAATCTTCTAAGCTAGCTTCAGTCAAATCGGCATCAACTGCCAACTTGTTAGAGAACGTACCAGTATCGGTAGGGCCGTTAGGGTGAGCAGTACTTAAAAGCTCAACACCATCGCCATCCTGCATCTGAAATGAACTATCAAAAGCATTGTTAAGCACGTTAGCGCCTACAACCTCTTTAGTCTGGTTCATTGAGAAAGCTAAGGAGCGCGCTCTACGGTTAAATACGCCATAAAGGTTATCTTCTAAAGCTTCTTCAGTAACGATAAAACCCTTACCATAGGTTAGGTTAGGATATTTAGGTGTAAAACCTTCAGTTTGAGTATCGTATGAAATGGAATCGCCTTCAGGCTTAACAGGAGCCAATGTAAAACCTTCGAATTGTTGATCAACCTCGAAGTTCTTACGGCTAGTGTTAGAGTCAAAGATTTTATCCCATTGTACTTCATGTTCGTCATACGCTTGTCCGAATACCTCATTGAGGCCTTCTTGGAGCATTCTGGCCGTGTTGCCAGTTGTAATAGTTCCGCCAGCCATGATTACACTCCAACTAAGTTAGTTTGTTGAGAACGGATAATACTAACTAAAGCCAAGTTACCAACTGCGCCTAAAGCGGTGCCGTCTGTAGCTGGAATTAATCGAATTAAACGTAGTGGACCTGCCGCATCAACTGCACCTGTAACCATTGCAGAACGTACCAAATTACCAATAGTAGTAGGTGCGTTAGCGGTTAAGAGCAAGTTAGAACTAACATCAGAAGCAGTAAGAGCTGATCCGATCTCAATTTCATA